AGATTCAGTTAAACTTTGGGAGTTTCCTACTACTATTCCCGGAGTTCCTACTGCTTGGAAGAAATAATTATTTAGTTTATCTATCCAGCTTTCTGGGTTCATAGTTCCCGCGTTGGTGGTTGCTACATTTTCGGGAGTTACTGCATCTTTAGGGATATACATATTTTCTCCTTTTCCTCTAGCGTTATCCATCTTGTTTTTAAAATTAGTTATTGTTTCTGGGTCGTCTGTGTCTAGGTGGAAAATCCACATCGGATCTACATTTCTGTGTAGCACTCTCCTCCAATCGTCCATCGCTTCGTTTCTTTTCTTGATTATTCCTTCCACTTGTTCTATAACGCTTTGTCCGTGTATTTCGTCGGCCACTCTATTTCTTGATAAGTGCAGTATTTTTTCGGGTTCAAATTTATGGTTTTTTCCTCCTTTGACTTGTGCCATTTGTTCATAACGGATTATTACTCCTTTTTTATTTGCTACTATTTTTATTGTCGAGGGGTCTAAAGGTTTAAGATTAATTAGGTTTCCTGTTTCTTCGTCGGTTATAATTTCTGCAAAAGAATCTCCTGATATTTGATAAGTTCTTATAAGGTTTTCTAAAATTGTGTTAAAAGTGTCGTTTCCAAAACCTACTATTTGGTCCAATGCTATTTCTGTTAATGGTTCTGCTTGGTATCCTTTTCCTATTGTCCATGTCGCTTTAGCATCTATTGCTGCTTTTAATTCTGGAATATTTTTATAATATCCAAAATAATCGTGCCAATTTTCTATCGTGTGCCATGTTTCGTTAGAGCTATAAGCGGAGTCGGTGTCTGCTGGCTGTACGCTCCAGCTATCCATTACGTTTTGCAGGTTGCTACTTTGTGTTTCGTTCATGTCTGTTTGTGGCATTTTAGTCTATTCTCATTATTATTAACTGATTGTTTATTGCTTCTGATTTTTGATTGCTTACTCCCGATATTGGATTTTTTAGCCCTATTTCTATCTCATCTCCTTTTTCTAATGTTAGTACGTTTGTTATCCCTACCGGGCTGGTTACTTTTAATAGGTCGCTTGATGTTCTCGAGTCGTCCTGAAACCCTAAGTTGTAGCTGAAAAAATTTAGATTGTTTTTTAGTAATTGTATCTCTGCCTTTGTTACTTCTGTTAGTATGGAGTTTTCTAATTCTGTTGTTAATTCTCCATTATAGATAATTAGATATGTTCCGTCTTCTGGTGCTTTTACCTTCATATCCATTGTTATTGAATTTGACCCGCTTACTGAGTCGCTCGCGCTAGCATCTCTTATTATTGTCGGGTTTTGTTTGTCTGGAATGTATTGGTTACCCTGTGCCAACCATGCGTCGTTATCCTCGGGATTTTGTGAAAGAGGGCTTCCGTCGAAGAAGTTACCAAAATTTAGTGCCATTATTCCTCCTATGATTATCGCTATTGCTATGCTCCATTTTAGTTTTTTATCCATCTTTGTATTTTTGGGATTTCCCCCTCGCTTCTTCTATTAAATTTTTTTGCTAATCCTAGTCTTAACATTGCTTGCTCCATTTGTAGGCCGTTGTGTTGGACGTCTCCTAAAAGTCTTCCCCACTTATCCACTCTATTGTCTTTGTCTATTAAAATCTTTACTTCCTCGTTTTCTATTTGTTGCTTTAACCATTCTTTGGCTTCCTTTCCTCCCTCTTCGTTTAGCTCGGGAGCATCTATGGAGTTTAACCTTATTGGAAAGTCGAAGTCTCTGAAATCCGTTTTAACCCTTATTGTGTCTCCGTCTGTTACTTTTTTGACTTCTGCATCGAAGTCGTCCATTATTTGCTTGTGAGGGCTTTGGAAATAGTACATATTCATTTGCTTATTTGTTAGTTCGGGGTATTTTTTGAAATTAGGCATTTTCCATAAACTCCTGCACTTTTAAGTCTCTTAATACCGAGATATTTTTCAAAATAGAATCCCTTAAAATGTTAATAATATCTTCTGCTTCTATTCTTGAGGTATATCCGCTCATGTCGTATTGTACTACATATATTGCGGCCATGTTGCTACACGTTTCCTCCAAAATTCCTTTAACGCTAGAGTTTAAATTTCCATAAATTGCCACCCAATCTTTTCTCGTCATGGCGTTTATTATTCCCTCCGCTTGTTCTATAAAATCGGTTATATATGTCGATGCTGAGGAGGTCGAACTAGCTCCGTTTCCTGCTTTATGTTTTACTTGTGTTTCTGTGCAAAGGGTTGCCATTTGATTTTAGAAATAAACATAGATATTTAAACTTTTTTCTTGGCTTGCTATCCATGCTGCTCGAATTATTCCCTCTACTATATGTGTATAGTTTCCAAAAATTTTATTATCTTCGTGTTGTACGCTTTTAAGTGAGGCGATTAATTCGTCGTCTTGTAATAATTTAATTTTGTCGTGTTCTCCTAGTGCTAGAAGATTGTAATACATTTCCTCTTTAAGCAGTTTCTTTTTTTTGTTTCCGTGTCGGTCGATGCTTCTTGAGGCGTTGTTTAGGGCCTTAGTTTTTCTTTTTGTTGTTTCGTTGCTCATTAGTTCGCTCCATACTCCAAAACCCACTCCTCCGTCGTCTATTCCTATTTGGCTAAATTTGAATCTTTCCTCTATGTTTATAACTTCTCCGCTTACTTTTGTAGTTATTTCTCCCTTTAGGATTGCGTTTTCTACTTGTTCTATTTGTCCGTTGTTTTTTGCTGCTAAGACTTCTAAAGTTGTTTCGTCTCCTCCTAGTCCTGCAATATCCATGCCTAGAAAATATTTTGCACTTTTTGGGGCAATTTGCTGTCTTTTTAGTGTGCATACTTTATGTATCCACTCGTCTGAAAACACTCTTTTTAATTTGTCTAGGAATTGGGCGAGGTATTCTTGGGCATATTGTAGCTGGCTCATCCTTTCTTTTTCTTTTTTTAGGAATTCTTCGCTATGTCTTGGGCAGTCTTCTGCTGAAACATAGAATTTCTTAAAACTCTCGTCTTTTGATGCTTCGTAGAAGAATCCTCCTTTTCCGCATGGTGTAGAGGCGATGTCCATGCTTCCTCCTGCTACTGACATCGCAGGAGTTATAGCTGTAAAAAATTCGTCCGACATTCTAGATCCTTCATCTATTAGGAGTTTTTTAATGGTATATCCTCTTAATCCCTCTCCACTTTCTCCAGCCGCAAAACTTAGAATCTCTGTTCCGTTTTTGAATTTTATTCGATGCATTGTAGGCCTGTCTTTGCCTCTTTTTATTTCTCTAGAGTATCTTTCTTCTGCATAACCTAGGCATTTTGCCAATAAGTGATAACCTTGTTTTTCTGTTATGGATGCAATAAGGATTCGGTCTCCCTGCCTGTAATGTTTAAGGCATAATTCTACTGCTTTAATACTCATTGCTGTTGTTTTTCCTACTTGTCGGCCACACAATAAGAAGCAGTTTTGTTCTGCTGGAGTTTCTAAATAGTCTTTTTGCCAATTGTCTAGCGTTTGCCATGGCTTATTTATGTTCGTTTTCATCTTCTTCCTTTTCTTCTTGTGAGAAAATTTCCCTTAAATCATCTAGGCAGATAGGGGTGTTTAAAGGTATTAACTTGTTCATGTCTTGCATATCTTTCCAGCTTAGATTTTCAATAAATCTTCCGTCTTTCATCTTACTTCGAATTCTACTTTAAATCCTCCGTTTAGGTTTTTCCACTTTTCCTCTATTTCTTCGCTTTTGTAGTTGTCTGGCTTTGCTTGGATTAATTTAATAACTTTATCGTTTAGATCTATTCCTATAACATCAAACGGGCTATGGCTTCCCGCTGTCCTTTGGGCTATTTCGCATCCCTCTTGTTTTAGTTTCTCACATACTTTATACTCTTTTCTTCTGCCTTTCTCATAGTTCTTGTTCGGCATTTTCGTCAATTCCTCGCATTTTACAGAATGCTTTTTTTACATCTTCCCAATTAACTTTAAACTTATGCTTATAAAATTCTTCGTACCTTTCTACTAGACTTTGGATGGTCATTTCTTTAAAGGCGTTAAAGTCTTGGATTATTTCTATAGGTATGTTCTTAAATTCTTCTTTAACCTTTTGTTTTTCGCTTTGGATTTTTTCTAGTTCTTCTTTTAGGCGTTTAAGGTCTGCTTCATGGCTTTTTATTTCTACTTCTTTCTTATATATTTGTTCTTGGATCTCTTTTTCTTTAAGATGGCTTCCTTTTTTGAAATAATCTTTTATTAAATCATTAATTAACTTGCTTTGATTTGCGGTTTTTTCTAGGTTTTCTACCACTTCTGAATCTAAACTAAGCATTTTTTGTCGTTTCATTTTTAAGCTTTTCTGTGTATTTACTTTACACATTCCACCTTTATAAACTTTTTCATATATATATATATATATAGTGATATGCAGATAGTTGCGTAGCGGCGCTTTACAAATAAAAAATTCTGAGATTTCTCCAAGATGGCGAAGCTTCTCCTCCTTTTTCTGGATTTGACGGTGG